AAGATGTGGATGGACGGGCCGAATGGCTACGGCAAATTAAAGATTTTACCAACTCCAATGGGTCAGTTAGTTCAGACTATGTTAGAGTCAGGGGTGAAACTCGGTGTATCTAGTAGAGGTAGCGGCAACGTTAACGATATTGATGGCCGAGTCAGTGATTTCGAAATAATCACTGTAGATATTGTTGCTCAACCAAGTGCACCAAATGCTTATCCTAAAGCGATATACGAGGGCCTCATGAATATGAAGCACGGACATAAAGTTTTAGAAGTAGCACGAGAAGCACGAGGCAACAAGAAAGTAGAACGTTATTTGAAGGACGAAATTAATCGTCTGATCAAAGACTTAAAAATCTAAATAGAGGGGAACAAGCATGTTAGATGCTATTAAACCATTAATTGATTCAGGTCTCATTAACGAAGATGTCGCAAGTGAATTAAACATTGCTTGGGAATCTAAATTAACTGAAGCCAAAGATCAAGTCCGCGGCGAACTCAGAAATGAATTTGCACAACGATATGAACATGACCGTAGTGTTATGGTAGAAGCCCTTGACAAGATGGTAACTGAATCTCTTTCAGAGGAAATTAAAGAATTCCACGAAGAGAAGAAAGCTATTAACGAAGACCGCGTAAAAGCAAAATTGAAACTTAAAGAAAGTGCAACAAAATTTAATAACTTTATGGTAACTAAGTTAGCAGAAGAAATTAAAGAATTGCGTACTGATCGTAGGGTTCAATTAGAAAACCAAGATAAACTCCAAAAGTTTATCGTTCATGCATTGGCTAAAGAGATCAAAGAATTTGCTCAGGATAGACAAGCAGTGGTTGAACAACGTGTTAAGTTAGTTGCAGAAGGTCGCAAACAACTCACAGCACTCAAAAGCAAGTTTATTGCTGAGAGTTCTAAGAGAGTTGGTGCTACAATCGCAACGCATCTTAAAAGTGAACTATCACAACTTAAAGAAGATATTAAAACCGCTAGGGAGAATAACTTCGGTCGTAAGATATTTGAAACATTCGCAGGAGAATTCAGCACAACTTATCTAAATGATAAGGCTGAGACTCGTAAGATTGTCAAAGTATTGAATGACAAAGAACAAGAACTAGCAGAATCAATGGTAAAACTTGCGAAAGCACAGAAAATCATTGAATCAAAAGAACGTGAGGTCAACATTATTAAAGAATCTACTCAGCGTGAAAAAGAAATGGTTAAATTAACTGCTTCTTTGAACAACGAAAAGGCTCAAGTAATGCGATCTCTTTTAGAAAGTGTTCAATCAGATAAACTGAAGAACGCATTTGACAAGTACTTACCAGCAGTATTGAACGAGGGTAGTGAGAAGGCTCGCAAGAGTTCGCTTACTGAATCTGTTTCAACTGTAGTAGATGGTAATAAATCTGCCAAGAAAGAACAGTATGTTGAAGAAGATTACGATGCAAGAAGCAACGTAATTGATCTAAAACGTCTGGCAGGGCTTTAATTAAACTAGACATAGATTAGGAGAAATAACAATGTCAAAAGTACTCTTAGAAAGTCGTTGGGGCGAAACCAAAGAAGCTCTGTTAGAAGGCTTAAAAGGCAACCGCCGATCAACAATGGGTGTGATCCTTGAAAACACTCGCAAAGGTCTCTTAAATGAGAATGCTACCGCAGGTAGCACCGGGGCAGGAAATATAGCAACACTTAACCGTGTAATCTTACCAGTAATCAGAAGGGTTATGCCTACTGTTATTGCTAACGAACTAGTTGGCGTACAGCCTATGACTGGTCCTGTTGGACAGATTCACACATTACGTGTTCGCTACGCTCAGTCATTGACTGACAACTCAGCAGCCGCTACTTCGGTAACAGCTGGTGAAGAAGCATTATCACCGTTCAAAATTGCTCAGGCGTATTCACGTACTGCTCAAGGAACAGGAACATCCGCTTCATATACTGGTGCTAATACAGCAACTTTAGAAGGAAACGGCGGTAAGCAAATCAGTGTGCAAATCTTAAGACAAGCTGTTGAAGCGAAGTCACGTAAGTTACAAGCACGTTGGACATTCGAAGCCGCTCAGGACGCTCAGTCTCAACACGGCATCGATGTTGAAGCAGAAATAATGGCTGCTTTAGCACAAGAAATCACTGCTGAAATCGATCAGGAGATTTTACTATCTCTTAGAACTTTAGCCGCAACTGAATTCACATATAACCAGGCAGCTGTTTCAGGTACTGCTACTTACGTTGGTGACGAACATGCCGCTTTGGCCGTTCTAATTAACAGAGTTGCAAACTTGATTGCTCAAAGAACACGTAGAGGCGCAGGTAACTGGGCTGTTGTGAGTTCTGCCGCATTAACTGTATTACAATCTGCTACTACATCAGCATTTGCTCGTACAACTGAAGGAACTTTTGAAGCTCCTACTAACACTAAATTTGTTGGTACGTTGAACGGCGCTATGCGTGTTTTCGTTGACTCTTATGCACCTGATACTCAAGCAGTATTAGTTGGATACAAAGGTTCATCCGAAACTGATGCGGCAGCCTTCTATTGCCCATATATTCCATTAATGAGCAGTGGCGTAGTACTAGATCCAGCAACGTTTGAGCCAGTCGTGTCATTTATGACTCGTTATGGTTACATCGAACTAACTAACACCGCATCGTCTTTCGGCAACGCGGCTGATTATTTAGGCGG